TCTTAGATTTATACCATTCTCCTCCCTTTGAAGCTTTCTTTTTAAATGTCATTCCTAAATTATATTGAGGAGATCCTACAGGACAATCAGGATTAGGCATGGGAGTACACCTACCCTTTTTAAGATTTTTAGGTATCCAGTTCTTTTTTGCCATTATTATTTATAATAACCACCATATTTATAAACATTCTTATATCTATTTTTCTTCTCTTCTGCTTTTCTCTTTTTATATTCAATAAACTTTCTTTGGGTATTCTTTTGAATTATTTTAAACCCTTTTTTAATATTTTTATAACCTTCTGAACTTTTAAATTGTTTATCCCATTGATCTAATTTCTGTATCCAGGGATGTACGTCTCGTTTTTTCTTTTTTTTAGGATCTGGCATAATTAATTATTTTTAATATCTAATCTTTGTTCTAAGAGAGACATTCCCTTACCCCCTACTATTTTTTTCCTTTCACCTCTTCTTTCTATAGCATCTAATAATGATTGTCTAGTTTTTAGTATCTTTTCTATACCTATCATTATCTTTTGTAGACTTTCTGCACTATCCTCATCTACCTTCATATCATTCATATAATCTGTAAACTGGTCTATTTTACTATTAAAAGCTGCTAATTGCTCGTCTAACGGATCAAATTGCAGCTCTCTATATTTAACAATAGCCAATTGTACTTCCACTCTCTCTTTTCCTTTCCAGTTATGTGTCTTATATAAGTCTTGAGACACGGCTCTTATTCTATCTCTTTCGGTAAAATGTTTGTATGGCGAATCATAATCATATATGAGAGCCACCCACTTGAGGGCCGTAGGCCCGAGTTTTTCTGCATTAAGTAGGGCTGCGAACTCTGGCACGCCCATTGCTCCGTCCTCATCCTTATATATATCTCCCTTCCTGCTTATCTTTAATAAATACATCAATCATACTGTTCTAATCCACCTCCGTGTCTATAGACTATTTTAAATTTTCTAGACGGATCACTAAATACTGCTTTAAGTCCTTTTTTCCAAGTAGAAGATTTGCCCCACTCAGCTCCTTTTGTATATCCATGTGGTTCAGCTGGTGTACCTGTTCTTCGTGCTTTTTCATATGGTGTTTCTGTACGTGGATTTCTAGAAGCAGGTTCTCTTACATAGCTATGAGCTTTTTTTGATTTTTCTTTATAGCTTTTAAGACTACCTTTTTCTTTATCTTTCCATGTACGTTTTTTCTTTCCGTTTGCCATAGCTTTATATTTATTAATTAATCATGTTGTTCTAATATTCCCCCTCCATGTCTGTAGCCAAAATATCTTTTTACCTTTTCTCTCCTTTCTTTTTTCTTTTCGCTATATCTTTTTACTATTTTAGGAGCCACTTTACTTGCTATTTTTTGACTACTTTTAGCTATCTTTCGAGCAGCAGTAATTGGGTTAAGTAGGTTTATTGTTTTATCTATATCTTTTCTAAATTGAGATTTACCCTGTCTAAGAGTTCCTTTCCCCTTACTAGCCAGACCTTCTTTAGATAATTGTTGTGAGTGAATTTTGTATACTTCAGGAGCCCTCTTTAATGCACTAACTCTTTTTTTAACTTTCTTCACTTTCCCTTTTCCTTCTTCTTTCCTCCCTTCTCTTCCATAGAGAGGGTCGTTCCTGTCGTATTTTCTTAGCCATCTTCCTCTCGATTGGAACTTTTTGGCTCTTTGTGTAGGTTTTTTCTTTTCGTTTGCCATAGTTTTATTTATTTATTAATTAATCATGTTGAGGCCATCTTCCTCCTCGTTTAAAAACTTTTGTACCCTCAGATTCATCTTGCCTCTTTTCTTTTTTGTACGCTTCCGTAGCTGCACGGAGAGGATCTTTTTTGGGCGAATCAAATTTATATTTATCCATAAATGCTTCTTTTGCAAAGGCTTTTGCCCCCATACCTATCTGAGTTGCTTTATCCCAAATTTTTCTACTAGTAGACCTATCTTTTCCTGTTTTTTTTGCCATAACTATAGTTTTATTTTTTAATAATTTACAAAGTTAGCATTTTTTATCTATATTTTAAGTCTACTTCCAAAATAAATTTAGAATCATCTCTTAAGAACAATCTTCTTTTCTTTATTGAAAAGCCGCTAGTAATAAGATTACAATAAATATTAGTCTCATCTTCAAACAACTCTACCAAATTTTCATATTCACGAATGATCTTATAGGATCCATTAAAGAAACAGTATATTTTACCATTTTTAGA